TGATTTTATGAAGATCCTTCGCATTATGCCATCCGTTGATATTGTTGAGTTCGGAGTCGAAGATATTGTTCGTTCTGGATTTGTCAAGGAATATCTATTAGCCAAAATGGAAACAACTATATGATGTTTGAACATTGTAATTACTTAGGTGATATTGAATTAGAAAAGAAAGAAACTCCTGGTTGTAGATTGTATCAACTCCCTGATGGTAGTTGGGTTCCCTCTATTACATCAGTTACTTCCTTTTATAATCGTCAGATCTTTATCAACTGGCGTAAGAGAGTTGGTATTGAAGAAGCAAATCGTATCACTAAGAAAGCAACTACTCGTGGAACTGATTTCCATGAAGCAGTTGAAGTGTATATGAGGAATAATGAAATTGATTGGGAGCAGTTTAAACCTGCTACTAAGTTTATGTTTCATCATGCTAAACCATATCTGGATAAGATAAATAACATACATGCTATAGAAAGAACTCTTTACTCTGAGTACCTTGGTCTTGCTGGTAGAGTAGATTGTATAGCAGAATATGAGGGTGAGTTAGCAGTCATAGACTTTAAGACATCTGAAAAGATTAAACCTGAGAAATGGTTGGAAAACTATTTCGTACAGGAAACCTTTTATGCTGCTGCTTACTATGAATTAACTGAGATCCCTGTTAAGAAATTAATTACTATCATGGTAACTCCTGGTGGTGAAGTAAAAGTATTTGACAAAAGAAACAAAGGGGATTATATTAAATTATTAGTACGGTATATAAAAGAATTTGTTAGTAACAGTACTAGGAGACAGGATGGAGAATGAACTAGAGAAGGTATTGAAGAGTAAGTTCTTCTCCGCAGCAGGTTTTGCACAAGAAATTGAAACTTTAGTGCAAGTAAATAAAGATATGAATTATATTGATGCTATTATTCATTTTTGTGAGCAAAATAGTATTGATTTGGAATCAGTTCCAAAATTAATTCCTAAACCATTAAAGGAAAAGATTAAGTATGAGGCATCAGAACTTAACTTCCTGAAACGTAGTTCACGAGCAAAGCTACCACTATGAATGACCCTGACGACAATCCTTTTTGGGGGGAACCTATTCCCACCGATCTTTGGGAGGATATGGATAAACTTAATAAGTTATATGATGAGTTAGGATGGAGTCATAGAGATTACTTAGAGATTGCTATTGAAGGTAATCATATTACTATCAGAAATAAATCTAGAGAAGGCAGGTAAATGATGCCCTTTGATGCATATCGATGCTATTTGTCATTAAAAAATCACTTTACTAAAGATCACTACGATTACCATAAGTATCGTGGTAAAACCAGAGCAACAGTCCAAGCCTTTTATAAGAGGAAGGATAGATTCTGGTTTGAAAAGTTTGCAAGATCAAAGAATGATAAAGAAGTAGAAGAGTTCTTTGTATCTAATTTTATATACTCTACGGATCCTGCAACCATGTGGATTGGTGAGATGATAAAGGAAGGAGAGGGAAGATATCAAGAATGGAAAAAGAAAACTCAATCACTCTCTTATATTTTTAAGGGAGAAGCAGAGAATATATTTGAGAAGAAGAAGGTTGATGATGTCTTTAATTGTTCAAAAGGACACCCACCAATTCTTAAAAGTTATCTAGGGGGTGACACATCACTTGAAAGTATGGTAATATATGATATAATATTTGGGTATGGAAAGGACTTTGATAAACGATTGAAAGACCCTGTGTGGGAAACCGTAAGTCGTAAAATAAAGAAGTATAAACCTTTCATAAATATCAATGTACCCCATTACAAAAAAATCTTAAAGGAGGTTATTATCCATGGCTCTTGAAAATGCTGCAATACTTGAAGAATTGAAGACACGATATACAGAGGTCGTCAAACAGGTAAATGAATTAAATAACACTCGTGTCAAAATCGAGGGTGCTATAGATGTGTTGCAACAAATTGAAGATAGTAAAGAAGAGGAGGCACAAGATGCCGACAAAAGCGACAATGATGAGGATGAAGGGTCTAGCAGCGATGGCGAATCCTCTGAGGGGACCGATTCCAACGAGTCTGACTCATAGGGAATTGGTTAACAGATGAGTTTTTTTCAATCAGATGTAGTCCGTGCCGAAATGGTAGAGATTAGTGAACTCCAAGAGGAGATATATGGTAATGTCTTTAAGTTTCCCTCCATGAAAAAGGAAGAGCAACGTAGACATGTTGATATTCTTGAAAAATTGATTGAAAAACAACAGATAATGTACACTCGTTTGAGTTTATCGGATGATCCAGAAGCAAAGAAGATGAAGGAACAAATTCTTGAGTCTGCTGCGATGATGGGTTTTCCTTCTAATGCTGATATGGGTCAAGCATTTAGTCAAATGTCTAAAATGGTTGACGTATTGAAAAAACAAATTGACAGGAATGAATTTTCCTAGTATTCTATTAGGGTACACACAAGCCAAATCTAAAAACAAATCTAAATGTCTTTTAAAGATCTAAAAAAACAGTCCTCTCTAGGATCTTTGACTCAAAAATTAGTCAAAGAAGTGGAGAAGATGAATAGTACAAGTGGAGGTGCTGATGAGCGTCTCTGGAAGCCTGAAGTAGATAAAACAGGCAACGGTTATGCCGTAATCCGTTTCTTACCTTCACCTGAAGGAGAAGAAATCCCTTGGGCAAAAATGTATTCACATGCATTCCAAGGACCAGGTGGATGGTATATTGAAAACTCTTTGACCACAACAGGTGGCAAGGATCCTGTATCAGAGTACAATCGTGAACTCTGGAACAGTGGTAATGAAGCAGATAAAGATGTAGTTCGTAGACAGAAGCGTAAGCTTTCCTACTATGCAAACATCTATGTTGTAAAAGATCCTACTAATCCTCAAAACGAGGGTGGAGTATTCCTCTACAAGTTTGGTAAGAAGATCTTTGATAAAATTATGGAGGCAATGCAGCCTGAGTTTGAGGATGAGACTCCAATTAATCCTTTTGACTTCTGGCAAGGTGCAAACTTCAAGTTGAAGATTGTCAAGAAGGATGGTTACTGGAACTATGATAAGTCAGAGTTTGATAAAGTATCTCCTGTTCTTGAAGATGATGATGCACTAGAAGCATTGTGGAAGAAGCAGTATTCTCTTGCTGCTGTTACTGCTGCTGATCAGTTCAAGTCATATGATGACCTGAAGAAACGTCTTGATTATGTTCTAGGACATAAGCAACCTGCACGTCGTGTAGATGAGGAAGTGTTTGAGGAGGACAACTCTCGTGGTTCTTTCCAACCTAACTTTGAAACACGTAAAGCAGAACAAACTGTGACTGCTGCTGTAGCATCTGCTAGTTCTGATGAGGATGATGCACTATCATACTTCCAGAAGTTAGCTGAAGAATAGCTGAGGGAAATTCGACTTTTAATTCCAAAAAAGTCGCAAAAAAAACTCTGGTATTTTTTGCCCTATTAGGTTTTTTATTGATACAATCTAATATTTTCGGCTCTCTTTAAGGTTTCATCGATATACTCGGTGGAACCTTTTTTATATGCTTCTATGTCATCTATATCATCCATAACCACACTAATGTATTCTGGTTTTAGGATGAAAATCTCTCTTTTCTTATTTTCTAGTTTTTCTTCATATTGGTAATTTGTGACTGGTCTGGTAATATTGTTTGCAGTCGTTAATCTACCAATAAAGTAATCATAGTAAGTTGTTGAAAAATCTTCACTTACCTCTAATCCTTCAGGTACTATAACAACATCATTACTGTCTTTTACTTCAATAGTTTCATAATGATGAACTCCATTATAAATTTTATCATAGTCATCATCATAGGTATCTAAGAGATGACGATTAAAGTCTTCTTGAGGTAATGGCCATTCATTTTGGACATTTACGATATTATTAGCTAAAAGAACTAACCAATCTAAAGTAGAGTCTTCATATACTTGAGAAGCTACGTTATCTGGTCTATCATCTCCAACAACTGAGTATTTTTTAAAGAATGTTAGATTTTGGTAAATATCCTCTCTAAGGAATACTCTCTTAAAAA